GGGGGGGGGGGGGGGGGGGCGGCTGGGGCCGGGGCGCCCCCGCGACCGCTACCACCGGGGTTGATTTTTTCGTCAACGCGGGCAGCGGTGGCTATCCTGCTTCCAACATCTCGCAGAGCGCGGGACAGGTCAAAGGCGGCGACGGCGGAAGCTCTTTTTATGGTGGCGCGGGTATGGCCGTGGTCGGATCGTTCGGCAACTTGGCGACCACCGGCAGCGGCAGCGGCGGCGCGGGTGGCGGCGCGACTACGGCAGCGCCCGGCACCGTGTTTACGGGCGGCGGCGGCGCGGCTGGCAGCTATGGCCGCAAGATCATCGGCAACCCTGCAGCAACCTATCCTTATGCCGTGGGCGCTCTCGGCGCGGGCGGCGCGGCAGGCACCAACGGCTTCGCGGGCGGCAACGGCGGCAGCGGCTCGGTGCTCGTCATCGAGCATTATAACTACTGAGATATAGCGCTATGGCCCTCGATTTCCCCAGCTCCCCGACCACCGGCCAGCTCTATACCGGCCCCGACGGCACGGTGTGGAAATGGGACGGCGCGAAGTGGGTGAGCGGCGTCACAACCGGCGTGCTCTCGGCGTCGCAGATGGACCTGGGCACGCGCCTCGCCGCGGCCGGGACCAAGCTCAACGCGCTGGGACCGACGACGTTCAACAACGGGCAAACAGCAGCAGCGACCAACACCGCCTTGGACGCGGGCTTTAACGCGTATAACGGCGCAGCGACGGCTTGTGAGTGGGACTTGCCCGCGGCGATTGCGGGATCGTGTCTCACGATCTGCATAAATACCACGCCCGTCGTCACGACGATCCGTCCCGCTGGTACGGACATCATCGTCGCGCCAGGAAATGTCATCTACAATAGTTCTTCAGCACTGCTGACTATCCCTAATCTTCCGAAGGGTATGCGCGCAGCAATTACTTTTGCTGCCAGAAACACCACCTGGGACATCCTTTCAGTCTCGTCCGAGATTGCTGAGGCGATGGGCTGGGTCTCGCATCCGTATTGCGAAGCAACATATAACGGCCCCTCTGTCACGATTACCACTAGTACTTGGACGCACTTTAACTGTGATTTAGTGGTGCAAGACAGTCACGGCTGGTGGGACGCGGCAAATCATCGTTACAACCCGAAGCGCGCTGGCCGTTACCTGGCGACTTTTATTGCGGCGCTCGGGGACACTCAGACTGGAAACTCCGTCGTTCAGGCGCAGTGCCAAATAACTCTTAACGGTGCGAACGGCGCTACCACTCAGATTGGCAGCAATGGTGTCACTATGCTCGGTAACATTAATGCTTTGCCAGTGACGCACATTTTCACCATGAACGGATCGACGGATTATATAGACCTGTGGGTTTTAGTTATGTCAGCGGCAACGCCGACGCTGATCGGCAGTGGTCTTTCCCGGTTCACTGTCACCTATCTCGGGCCATGACCATCATGGCTCAGCCCTTCAATCCAACCGATCGGCTCACCGTCACGCTCGAAGCGCAGCAATGGAACCAGGTGCTCGCGGCGCTGGGCGAGGGGCCTTTCCGCGTCGTCAATCCGATCATCCAGGCGCTGCACGATCAGCTCTATGCGCAGCAAGCCGAATATGAACAGCTCTGTGCGAAGCAAGCTGAACCCATACAGCGCAGCGACAACGTCCTTTCGATGGAGGTCGGTCAGTGAGCGTTGATCCCGAAACCGTTATATTGATGTCGACGTATCGCGTCGGCTTCATCCCGCCCAAGCGCGGCAGCCTCGCCCCCGGCGAGCTTTATATCGAGCTGGTGCCGCCCGCAGGCGGCGGCATGCCGCGGATGTGGGTCGGCGCGATCGATGCGACCGGCGATATCGCGCTGCTGGTCCCGGAAGTCGCGGCGCCGATCAACCTCGACGTGCCGCTCGTCTATCAGGAAGGCGCCGAGGCGAAGACCACCGACGGCAACTGGATCGGCGAGCCGACAGCTTACGCCTATCAGTGGCAGCTCGACGGCGCCGATGTCGGCGACGGCACGAACATTTACACCGTTCTTCCGGAGGACGCAGGCAAGAGCCTTCTTTGCATTGTCTCGGCCACCAATGCGGACGGCACGACAGCGGCCCCGCCCTCGAACGCGATCGTTCTCGTCTGAAGGAGCAAAGCGATGCCCGATCCGAAACGCTCTGAGCCGGAGCCGCGGCAGCACACCGCGCCAGCACCGCAAGTCGTGCCTCCCGCGCCTTATGCCACCCCGGCGTTGATGCGCGTGCATCGGCAAGCATACCGCGACTACATCGCTGCCGGTGGCACCCCGATGACCGACACCCCGCCAGCCTAGGAGTGAGTGCTATGCCCGAGCCGACCCCGACGCCGAACCCGAGCGATCCCCCGCATATCCCGCAGCCGGTGAGCAACCCGCCTTACATCCCGCCGGTGACGCCGGGACAAGACGTGCCGCCGCCTGCTCCTGCGCCGTCGGCTCCTGTTCCCGCTGCTGAGCCCAAGCATGAGCCGGAGCCCAAGCATGAGCCGGAGCCCGAGCCCGAGCACACGACGCGCGCGCGCCCGCATGAAACGCACACGTCGCGGGGGCCGCTGCACCGCAAATGACGCCGGATCTCGTCCGTTACGAAACCACCTTAAAGCGCCTCATTGCGGTGACGGACGCCGAGACCAGCATGCTCGCGTTCACCAAGCTGATGATGCCGAACCCGAACCATGCCGATGATCCCGATTTCTCGCGCTATGAGGTGCAGCGCTTTCACGAAGTGATCTGCGCCGCGCTCGAAGAACTCGAAGCCGGGCGCATCCGGCGTTTGATCATCAATCTGCCGCCGCGGCACGGCAAGACGCAGCTCGCGTCGAAGATGTTCACGGCGTGGTTTGCGGGCAAGCACCCCGAGCTGAGCGTCATCTTCGGGACTTACAACGAGAAATTCTCCCAGGACATCGGCCGCGCCGTGCGCGATATCATGCTGAGCCCCGCCTATGCGCAGGTCTTCCCGCAAACCGCGCTCAAATCCGACAGCAAAGCCAGCGACCGGCTTGAGACCAACGCGGGCGGCATCCTCGCCTTTGTCGGCCGCGGCGGGACCACGACCGGCCGCGGCGGTGATCTGCTGTGCATCGACGACCCGATCAAAGACCGCATGGAAGCCGACAGCCCGACCATTCGCGACACGCTCTGGACGTGGTTCACGCAAGTCATCGCGTCGCGGCTCATGGATGAGACCGGCCGCATCATGCTGATCCAGACGCGCTGGCATCAGGACGATCTGATCGGTCGGCTCACCGATCCGCATAATACCTACTACGACCCCGAGGAAGCGGCCGAATGGCATATTATCGACCTTCCCGCCTTGGCTTTCGACGACGGCAAGGACCCTTTGCATCGCCAAGTCAACGAGCCTTTATGGCCTGGCCGTTTCGGCAAATCCTATCTGCAATCGCTGCAGCGTCGCGACGTGCGTGGCTTCAGCGCGCTCTATCAAGGGCGGCCGAGCCCGGCAGGCGGGACCTTTTTTAGCGTCGACTGGCTGCACACGTATCGCCCCAACGATCTGCCCGCCAACCTTCGCTGCTACGCCGCATCCGATCATGCGGTCGCGCTCAAGCAAGGCTCGGACAAGACCTGCCTGATGATGATCGGCGTCGATAAGGAAGACACGATCTGGGTGCTGCCGGATCTCGTGTGGCGGCAGATGACGGCCGAGCAGACGGTCGAGAGCATGCTGCGCATGATGAAGCTGCATAAGCCCCTCTTTTGGTGGGCCGAGCGCGGTCATATCTCGAAATCGCTGGGGCCTTTCCTCCGCAAGCGCATGCTTGAGACGCACACTTTTTGCTCGCTCATCGAGATGCAGCCGATCGCCGACAAGCAGACCCGCGCGCAGAGCATTCAGGGCCGTCTCTCCATGAACCGCGTGCGCTTCCCCGAGCGCGCGCCGTGGTGGCCTGCGGCGCGGGACCAGCTCTTGAAGTTCCCTTACGACGCGCATGACGATTTCGTCGACACGCTGGCCTATATCGGGCTTGGGCTCACTTTGCAGGTCTCGGCAAGCGAGGCGCGCAAAGGGGACCAGGACAACAAGCCGCTGGAGAACACCTATGGCTGGCTCAAGATGCAGCGGGACCAGGCCGAAAAGAGCGTGAAACTCGGCTTTGGTAGTGGAGGCTGGTGATGATCCTGCAAATCCTTTTCGTGGTGGATATGTTTCTTTGGTTTCTCTCCTGCCTGCCCGTGCCGCAAATGGCGCCTTACGGCTGGGCCAGCAACTGGCTCGCGTTCATCGCTGTGCTGCTGCTCGGGTTGTTCTTGTTCATGCCTGCCTTTCGCGCGTGAGAGGTAGATGCCGAAAGTAGGAGTTCCGCCACCCTCCAATCTGGGCGCAGCCGGTGCGGCCCCGCCGGGTATGGGCGGCCCGCCACCGCAGCAGCCGGGTGGAATGCCGCCGGGCATGCCGCCGCTCGATCCGACGCCAGCGACGATCAACCCGGCGCTGGCGCAGTCGCAGAACAAATTCATCCAGCGCGATGCGCCGGAGCCCGACGAGCCCCGGCGCAAGCTGGTCAAGCGCTGGCAGGATCGCGTCAAGCGCGCGCGCAAGCATTGGCGCGTGCCCTTCCGGCGCATGCGCGAGAACGAGGAATTTTGCGAAGGCCGCCAATGGCCGGAGCTGCAGAAATCGGAGAAGCGTGACGATCGCTATGTCGCGAACATCTGCATCCGGCATGTGCTGCAGCGCACCGCGGAACTCTACCCCAACAACCCGACGATGCAGGCCAAGATCAAGGAGAAGCTGCTCGCGCAGAATTGGGACGGCAGCAGTCAGCAACTCGGGCAAGCGCAGCAGAAGATGGCGATGGCGATGCAGGCGGGCGTCCCGCCCGATCCCGAGAGCGCGGCCATCATGCAGGACGCCGCGCAGGTCAAGCAATGGCATGAGATGATGACGCGGGTCGGCAAGACCCTTGAGCTGCTTTACGAGTACAACATCGGCGAGCAGACGCACAGCTTCAAAGGCTCGATGAAGATGACGATCCGGCGCGCGATCGTCACCGGCGTCGGCTATGTCAAGCTCGGCTTCCAGCGTGCGATGAAGCTCAGCCCGGAGATCGAGCATCGCATCGCCGATATGAGCGAGCGCCTTGCCAATATCGAGCGCCTGGCCGCCGATCTCAGCGACGAGGAAATCGACAAGGACAGCGCCGACGCCGAGGAATTGAAGCTCGCGATCCAAAGCCTCACCGCAGAGGCGCAGCTGATCGTGCGCGAGGGCCTGACCTTCGATTACCCGGACAGCACCGCGATCATTCCCGACACGCGGTGCCGGACCTTGCGGGGATTTCTCGGCGCCGATTGGGTGGCGCAGGAATACCTGCTGACCGAGGACGAGATCGAAGAAATCTACATGGTCGACATCGGGACCAGCTACACCGCTTATAACGAGGACGGTCAGAGCCGCGGCTACGAGCCCGGCTCCGAGCAGCGCAGTTACGCGGCGGGCGATCCGCATAGCGGCGGCCGCGACAGCGATGGTCCGGCCTCGCTGGCTTGCGTGTGGGAGATCTACAATCGCAAGGACGGCTCGGTTTACATCGTCTGCGACGGCTATCCCGATTTCCTGCAGGAGCCGAACCCGCCCGAGGCCGAGATCACGCGCTTTTGGCCGTGGTTCGCGGTCACGCTCAACGAGGGCTATGACGAGAAGACGCTCTTTCCGCAGAGCGATATCGATCTGATCCGCGACATGCAGCTGGAACTCAACCGCGCGCGCCAGGGCCTGCGCGAGCATCGCCGCGCCAACCGGCCCAAGGTCGCGGTCGCGGCGGGCCTCCTTGAGGAAGCCGATCTCGACAAGCTGCGCACGCATCCCGCCAACGCCTTGCTCGAACTCAACGCGCTGGCGCCCGGCCAGAAGATCGACGACGTGCTGCAGGTCATCAAGATGCCGGGGATCGACAGCGCGGTCTACGACACGCAGCCGGTCTTCGAGGACGTCTTGCGGGTCCTGGGCTCGGACCAGGCCGATCAGGGGACCACGTCGAGCGCGACCGCGACCGAGGTCTCGGTCGCGCAGTTCTCGCAGAACACCGATCTCAGCTCGACCATCGATGACATCAACGACGTGATGACGGAGCTGGCCCAAGCCGCCTCTCAGGTCCTGGTCCTCAACGTCAGCCAGCAGACCGTGGTCCGGGTGGTCGGTCCCGGCGCCGTGTGGCCGCAGCTCAATAAACAGATGGTTGCGGATAACATCTGGCTTGAGGTCGACGTCGGCGCCAACGGACCGCCGAACCGGCAGCAAGACGTGCAGGTGCTGACGCAGCTCGTGCCGCTCCTGCAGCGCATTCCCGGGATCTCGCCCGAGTGGCTGGCGCGGCAGCTGATCCGCCGCATGGGCGACGACATCGATATCAGCGAGGCTTTCGCCGAAGGCGTGCCGAGCATGGAAGCGCTGAACCAGCTAATGTCGAAGCCGCCTGCCGCGCCTGGAGCGGCTGGCGGACCGCCGGGACCAGAGGGTCCTACCGGCGCCGGTCGCGGTCCGCCGCGGCCGCCGGGACCGGGTTCGGACCCGAACGCGCAAGGACCGGCTGGGGCCAATCCCGCAGCTGCAACCAATGCGATGACTGGTCCCGGCACCGCCGGTCCGTTGGGGCCCAGAGTGCCGCCGCTGCAGATCTACGGCCGTAACGGCAATCGTCCCGGCACCGGCGGCGGCATGCCGCGCGGCGCGATGGGTAATCCCGGGATGCCAACGCCATGAGCGACCCGCTCGACTTCACCGGCAGATACAACACGCAGCTGACGCCCGATCAGGAAGCACAGTATCAGCAATGGGTTCAGCTGCAGTCGGCGCTCAACCATCGTGACATGAGCCAAGACACGTATAACTACGACATGCGGGGCGCGTTTCTTGGTGGTGCGGGGCGAGCCGGTAACGGGCATTATCCCGATACTTACAAGAAGCCGAACCACCCCAGCTTTTCGGATCAAAGCCAGTACAATGGCGCGGACGGCCAGGTCGGCGGCAGCTGGACCCAGATCCCTAACGGCGGATGGTCCTTCGTCCCGGGACCAGCCAACCTGCAAAATCATGGCGCTCAGGGTCTGCAGAGCTATTTTCAGCGCTCGGACCCGACCGTCCAGCTGGTGTTGCCGCCGCAGCCTGCGCCGAACATGCAGGACTACGTGCGCCAGCAGATGGCACCGCCTCCGCAGCCACCACCAATTGGACCTCCCATGTCTGGCCCGCCGCAGCCACCACCACCAATTGGACCTCCCATGTCTGGCCCGCCCCAGCAGCCACCGCCGGTGGGTCCGCCCGTGCAAGGGCCGCAGGACTGGCGGATGATGGCTCCGCCGCCGTCGATGCAGGACTACGTGCGGCAACAGTTAGCGCCGTTGCCGCCGGGGACGCTGGGTCAGCCGCCGTGACTGAGAAAGAGAGCGGTCTCCTGCACAAGGCGATCGACGTCGGCGGCGGCATTGTCGCCAGCCTTCCCGCCGTTTTCATCATGCTTTTGTTCATCAACGCGATCTTTCTCGGCTCCACGATGTGGTTCCTTGAGCGCCAGCTTGAGCGCCGCACCGAGCTTTTGACCCAAATCCTGATGACCTGCCTGCCCAAGCCTTAGGGCTTTTGTCTCGCGGCATTTGGGCCCGCGCGAGACACAACCGCTAGACAAAACCTACACTTGAGCGCATAAATCTTGCTGGTCCCAGCGGATCGGCAAGAGCCCTGTGGCAGATACCGAGACAAATGACGTAATTGCGCCCTCGTCGAGCGCGCCCGAACCTACACCGGCGCCGTCACCGGCACCGGCCGACAGCTCTCCCGCGCCTTCGTCAAGCGCACCCGACAGCACTTCGCCCTCGTCAGGCGACAGCCGCCAGTCAGATCGCGATGGATTGCTTGCCGCAGTCAAACGCGTCGTAGAGACCACCCCCGAAAAGACAGCGCTCCCCTCCTTGTCCCAGGACCAGGACGCGGACGCCGAGCCTTCGGGACCAGTCTCTCAGGACCAGGCAGCGGCTACGGCCCAGGCGGAAACTCCCCCGCCGGATGCAACCACGACCGAAGCCGACCCGAGCGAGGCCGAGCTAAAGAAGCTCAGGCCGGAGACGCGTCGGCGCTTTGAGCGTCTTCTCAGTCAACGCAACGAAGCCCGTCAAGCCGTCGAAAACCTGCAACCGGAGCTGCAAACGCACCGGCAGCTGCAGGGCTATCTCAAAGAGCACCAGCTGGCGCCGGAAGACGTCAACATGCTCTTGGGCGTCGGCGCCTCGCTCCGTCGCGGCGACTACCAAGGCTTTCTTGCCGGTGTGACGCCTTACGTCATGGCGGCGCAGGAAGCATTGGGTCTTCGCATCAACCCGGATCTGCAGAAGCAGGTCGACGACGGGACGATCGACGAAGACACGGCCAAGGAGCTGACGCGCACGCGGCATCGCGCCGCGCAAGCCGAAGCCAGGCTGCAAGACGCTAATCGGGAAGTGGCGACAACTCAGCAGGTCCAGCACGTCGGCAATATCCGTGCTGCGGTCGACACCTGGGAAGCCGGTATCCAGCGACGAGACCCCGACTACGGCCAAATGGCGGGTGCTGTTCGCCGCTATGCCCAGGGTCTGTTGCAAGAGCGCGGCACGCCGCGCACCCCGCAAGAGGCCGTCGCGCTGACGCAGACGGCGTATGACGAGGTCAAGGCTACGTTCGCAGCGGTGCGTCCTGCCCCGCGGCCGACGCGTTCAAGTCCGTCCAGCATCCATGTCTCAACCGGCACGCCGAACGCTCAACCACGCGACCTCAGAGAGGCGGTGGTCATGGCGATCGCGAACTCGCGGCGGCCATCTTGACATGAGGACGAAGCATCATGGCGTTCACCGCTGGTGAACTTTCCAACATCGCCAACGCGGCGTTGGATTTCTATTACAACAAGGGCGACACCTTCAAGCAAAGCATCCAGGCCAAGCCTCTGCTGCGCTTGTTCGAGAGCAGCGCGAAGTCCTTCCCCGGCGGCAAGGGCAATATCAGTCTTGCGGTGAAAGGCGATTACGGCGCAGGCGGCGTGAACGATCACGTCGTCGGCTACACGCACAACGACACGGTCAGCTTCTACACGCCCGCCAACATCAAGCGCGTCAACTTCCCGTGGCGTGAGCATCACATGGGTCTGACGCTCACCCATACCGAGCTGAAGATCGACGGCATCAGCGTCACCGACGAGGAAGGCGACGGCAGCTCGACCTCGAACCATAGCGATCGCGACGTCACGGTCCTCGTCAACTTGCTGCAGGACAAGCTCGAAGATTTCGGCGAGCAATATGCGCGCAGCATGAACGCGCTGATGTGGGGCGACGGCACCGGCGATGCGAAAGCCTTGGCGGGCATGCAGTCGATCATCGCTGCGGTTCCCAACGTAGGGACGCTCGGCGGGCTCGCGCGCACCACTTCCTGGTGGCAGAACCGCGCGGCGACGGCGGCGTTCGGCACGGCAGGCGGCCGCGGGGCGGTGACGTCGGCGACGACCAACGGCGGCGCGCTCTTGCAATTCCTGCAGTCGGAATATCGCCAGCTGATCCGCTACGGCGGCAAGCCGTCGAAGATGCTGGCGGGCAGCGCATTCATCGGCGCGATGGAAGTCGAGCTGCGCGCGAACGGCAATTACACGATGACCGGCTTCACGGGACCCCAGGACGGCTCGATGGGGCAGGTGAAGTTCATGAACACGGTGATCGAGTACGACCCGACGCTCGATGATCTCGGCTTCACGAAGCGCGCTTATTGGTGGGATCCACGGCACATCTACTTGATGAAGCAAGACGGCGAGTGGGATCACAAGTTCACGCCCGCGCGGCCTTACAACCAGTTCGTCATGTACAAGAGCATGACGCATACCGGGCAAATCGTTGCACAGCAGGTCAACTCCGCTCTTGTTGTCGAAATCGCCTGACGCCTTTTCCCCGTAGGCGACAAACTTGGGGGCCAGCCCGTTCCACCCCTCTACCCCGAAGCGGGCTGGTCCTCTCTTTAGCAAAGGAGATTTCATGCCGAGCACATCCAAGGCTCAAAGCCGTCTGATGCACGGGGTCGCGTCGGGCGGCATCAAAGGCAGCGGCGTGCCGAAGAAAGTCGCGAAGGATTTCGTCGCCGCCGACAAGGGCAAGAGCCAGGCGAAGCTGCCCGCGCGTAAAGTCCCGCTCGCGGCGGGGCCCAGCATGGCCGACACGGTGATGCCGCCCTCGATGCCGCCATCGCCGGGAATGATGAAGCGGGGTGGCGTCTGATGCCCGCCTTTCATCTTTTGCGCTGCATGGTGAACCTTGGCGGCGACGACAGCACGATCGTCTATCGCGATCGCTCGCGGCCGATCGTTTTTCCCGAGCTGCCGATCCTGCAATTCCTGCACGGCGAGGAAGCGATCACCGACGTCCATGTCGTGGGCGCTTGGGACGCGCCCAACGATGAAGTGCTGCAGCGGCTGCAGTCGATCTACGCGCCGGAGGTGATCGAGAAGGTCTTCCCCGGCGCGCGTCCGCGGCTGCCGCTGTCGGATGCGAGCATCCCGCGCTGCACGATGAAGGTCTTCAAGCCGCGCCCGGTCGAGCCGGACAGTCCCGATCCGAAGCTGCGCCCGCTCGATCAATTCACGATGCCCGAGGACGCGCCCGAGGGACCAGTGGTCCCGCGCGAGACCGAGCCGACGCCGGACGAGATCGCGGCGCATGCGCAGGACGAGGACGAGATCGAGGACGACGCGCTGGGGCTGGGGCCCCAAGCCGGGGACCAGCCGCATATCGTGCGCGACACCAGCGGTCGCGGATCCTCGCGTCGCGCCAGCGCCGCACGCATTTCCCCAACTTTGCCGGACGTCAACGCAGGCGGCAGCCATCCGCCCGGCTTCGAGAACTACACCTCGAAAGTTCTTCCGCGCGAGTAAGCCATGGGCAGAATGCTTTCCGACATGCTGACCGATCTCCGGGCCGAGGTCGGTCACAGCACCAATGTCGCGCATGGGATCAACGACCGCGACACGCTGCTCTATTATCTTAACCGCACGCAGGTCCAGCTGTACCAGGACTACGACTGGCCGCAGCTGATCATCGATCGCGACATCAAGCTCGTCGACGGGCAGCGCTACTACCCTTACCCCAGCGATCTCGCCTTCGACGACATCACGCATATCTGGGTGCTGATCAATACGGTCTATAGCGAGCTGGCCTACGGCATCGGCCCTTATGACATGGTGCTGTGGAACTCCGACGACGGCTTCAAGTGCTGGCCGACGCGCAAATGGATGCACCACGCCGACACCAACATGATCGAGTTGTGGCCGATCCCGGACGGGACGGCGATGGACCCGAACGCGATCGTCCGCCTGCGCGGGACCAAGACCGTTACCAAGATGATCGAGGACAGCGACGAGGCGACGCTGCCGGATAATATTATCGTGCTGTTCTCGGCGGTCGAGATCCTGCAGCGCGACAACGCCAAGGATGCGAGCCTCAAGCTCAACAAGGCGAACGAGGCGCTGCGCCGCCATCGCGTGCGGCAATTCAGCCATAAGCAAGTCCGGCCCACCGCGATCGGCGCGGGCGGCGGCGACGCGCAGTCCCGGCCCGGGCATCAGCCGGTCCTGGGGCTCGACTACATCCCGCCGGGCTACGGGTCCGGTCCCGGTAGCGTGCAGCGCTGATGCCGGACCAGCGGGTCTTCAGTGTCACCGATTTCAAGGAAGGCTTCGATGTCCGCAAGACACCGCTGACCGCGCCGGGCGGCTCGCTGCGCATCTTGGAGAATGCCGTTCTCAATCAGGGCGGCGAGATCGAGAAGCGCTACGCCTTCGTCCCGATGACGACGATGCCGCCGGTCTATCTCTATTTGCTCGGTCATCGCGATACGCTGCATGCTTTCGGCGTCAACACCGGCGGCGCTGTGATCCCGCAAGGGGCGTGCCCCGTGCCGATCGTCGCGCATAACATCGTCTTTGCGGGAACCGGCCCTTACGACATTCTCGATGTCGAGCCTTACGACGAGCTGTTCTTCGTTTGCTTCCAGGATCTCGGCACCGGCGTCACCTACTGCTGGTATAACGGCGCGATGGTGCTGGAAGTCGACAGCAGCTATTCGCACGGCACCTACGCGCGGACCTGGAAGTCGAAGATGTATCGCCTCGACGGCAAATATCTTCGCTTCAGCGGCGTCAACAACCCGGCGCAAAACGATCCGAACTCGACCGACGAGCCCGGCGCGGGCTTCATCAACACGGCGCTCAACGATCCGCTCGGCGAGCCGCTGATATCGATGGAAGTCTACTATTCCAACATGGCGGTGATGTCGCAGCTGCAGACGCAGATCTGGGCGCTCGATCCCGACCCGACCAAAGACACGCTGGGGCAGCTGCTGCGCATCGGCGTGATCGCGCCGCAATCGGTGCTGCAGTTCGGCACCGGCGATATCTTGTTCCTCTCCGACAGCGGCGTTCGCTCGCTCAAGTCGAATGTCATCAATCTGGCGGCTTCGGTCAACGATGTCGGCTCGCCGATCGATCTGGCGCTGATCCCGTGGATCCGGTCCAACGCGGCCGCCGTGCCGCATGCGGTGGCGACGGTGCAGCCGATCCAAGGGCGCTACTGGCTGGCGCTGGGTCCGACGATTTATGTGCTGTCGTATTTTCCCGCGGGACATATCACGGCGTGGTCCACCCTTAGCCCCGGCTTCAACGTGCGCACCTTTGCCCTGATCGGCAACATGGTCTTTTGCGACGACAACGCGGGCAACATCTATCTTTATGGCGGCGCAACGCGCACGGAGTTCGACAGCTGCAAGATCACGGTCCGCACGCCGCATATGTCGGCCGACAGTCCGACCGAGTGGAAGCGCATCAAGAGCGTCGACGTGATGTGCCAAGGCCAATGGTCCGTCAGCATCGGCATGCTGCCGAACCGCACCGATCTGTTCGAGCTCTGCGCCACGATCCAGGACAACACCTATGGGCTGCAGAGCATCCCGTTCGCGGGCTACGGCACGCATATCGGCGTCCACATGGAGCACGAGGCCCCGGGTGAGGCGATCATGGCGGCGCTGCATTTCAACCTGCAAGAGGGCGTGACCAAGTGAGCATCGTCGCGTCGCATCATGTCACGAGGCCGGCGCTTGCTTATATCGTGCGCAACTTGCGCCCGCGCGATCGCGCCGAGATCTTCGCCCTGCGCTGGGACGATAACGAAGACACGTTCCTCGATAGTCTTCTCCCTGTCGCTGGCGAGCTGTGGCGGATCTGGACGCTCGATGACGAGCCTGTCGCGATCAACGGTGTGGTCCCGATACGTCCCGGCGTCGTGGTCGCGGGCGCGTTCGGCACGGCGAAGTGGCGTGGCGTGATCCGCTCGATGACGCGCTGGTCCTTGGATTTCGTGATCCCGGTCCTGAAGAATGCGAACTATCACCGCGGCGAAGCCTATGTCCTGGCCGCGAACACCGACAGCCGTCGCTGGATCGAGATGCTGGGCGGCGAGATCGAGAGCGTGCTGAAAGGCTATGGCCGACAGCGCGAAGACTTTCTTTTGTACGCCTGGGACCTGACCCGGGACCATCGCGCTTCCCGCGTGACACGGCACTTGAAGCCGCGCCGTGGCTTCACGGCAAGCATAGGAGTGCAATGAGATGTGCATGGGCGGCGGCGGCGGGGGTAGCAGCGCTCCCACGACACACGATGCGCCTTATATCGACGCGCAGGGAAACCGGGGAACGAGAAGCGTCCAAGATGGCGTTCCCGACGAGTATGCGCTCCGGGGCGCGATTACGGTGCCGCAGTATCAGCAGATGGCGGCGGCGGATCTCAGCGACAAGCAGATCGCGGCGCAGAGGGAGATCGCCGATCAGCAGAACGCGCTCAATGTGCAGCAATTCCAGGCGCAGCAGGACCAATACGCGCAGCAGCAGAAGCAGGTGCAGGACCAGGCTGAGCGGCAGACGGCTTACGATACCGGCCGCTCGCAGCTGCTCGGCGAGGGCACGCAAAAGGTCAACGATGCTTTCGCATCGTTCAGCCCGGATTACTTCCAAAAATACGCCAACGACTATATGTCGAAGGCGCAGGACCAGATCGATTATCAAAAGCAGATCGCGCAAAAGGCGCTGGCTTTCGGCTTGGCGCGGCAAGGCATCTCATCGAGCCAGGCCGGGATCAATCAGGCCGGGCTGCTGCAGGAGACCTCCGGCCGCGCCACCGCCGAGCAGACCGCTGCGGCGCAGCAGGCCGCCAACCAGCTGCAGTCCAACGTCGCGCAAACCAAGCAAAATCTGCTCGGCCAGGTGCAGAGTTCCGAGAGCATCGGCTCGCCAATCGCAGGCTCGAACATCCAAGACGTGAACAACGCGCTGCAGACGCAGCGCTCGGCGATCACCGGCTTGACCAGCACGGCGGGCGATACCGTGTCCAGCCTGCAAGGCGTGCCGCAAGTCAACTCGATCGGCGATATCTTCGCGGGGCTGATCAACACCGGCAGCAGCCTTTATGGCGGGCTCAACGCGGGCGGGATCGCGCAGCAAGCCGCGCTCGGCCGGGCGGGCAGCCCGTCGGCGGGCGACCCCAGCGCAGGCAGCACCAAGAAGTGAGGTAAAGCCCGTGTGTGACGCTATCTCAGTCTCGATTGGAGCTGCGGCGCTCGGTGCCGCTACGACGCTGTATTCCTCGGCGCAGCAGACGAAAGCCGCGCAGGAGAGCGCAAACGCGATTAGCCAGTCAAATCTGGCAACGCAGAACGCGCAGAATGAGGCTTTCGGCCAGCGTCTCAACGCTCAGCTGCAGCAGACTTCAGCGCAGACCGCGGCGCAGCAAGAAACGCTCAACACGCGCGCGACTGCCGCCAATCAGATGCGCACCAGCCAGATGAGCGCGCTCAAGAATTATCAGGACACGCTCGCTGCCGAGAACCAGCAGGCTGAAAGCCTACGCCAGACCGGCGATACGCAGGCGCAGCAGCTGCTTGACGCGACCACGCAGCAGAAGCTTGCCGATGCGCAGAGCGGATCGCAGCAGCAAGCCGCGGCGTTGCTCACCTCGTCGAGCGCACCGCAAGGACCCGAAGCGTCGGATCCATCGGGCGGTAACAACGCTGTCTCCAGCGACACGGTCGCGCAAGGCGCGACGACGCGGCGGATGGCCGAGGCCGCGACCAACATCCGCAATTACGGCTCGAAGATCGCGGCGGTGCAAAGCTACGAGCAGCCGGGACAAGCGGTCAATCAGGCGATTGCCGCCAACCGGGTCGGGATCATGCCCGCGCAGTCGGCCGAAAATTTGCTGCGCCAAGGCAGCGCGACGCGATTGCTGCCGAGCCAAGTCGCCTATCAGGCCGCGACCGGGACCGGCAATGCGCAGGACATCTTGCTGCAGTCGAAGGGCCAGAGCGCGCTCGATGCCGCGGGCTTGAGCTACGGCAACGCCACCGATCTTGCGAACTTGAAGCAGAGCGATGCCAACACGATCGCGCAAAACAAGCTGGCGCAGACGCAGGCTGATATCGCCTATCAGAAATCGCAGGCGGGCATCATCGGCGGCATCGGTCAGCTCGCCGCGTATGGCGGCGCGCGCTATCTCGGCAGCCCCAGCAGCGCCGATCCGAACGTGACTAATCTCGGCTCGCTCTTTACGTCGAAGCCCGACCCTGCAACCGCATATTAGGGTTCCTCCCATCATGCCTTCACAATTCAACACCGGCAGCCCGCAATGGGACCAGGCGCTTAGCTCGGTGTTCAGCGCGTTTCCGGACCCGACCAAGCAAAGCGAGGCGTATTACTACGGCACGCAGGCGCGCAAGAACCTGACCGATGCGGCTCAAACCCAAGATCAATCGGCGGCCGGGCATGCTGTGTTGCTCGACGTCTACGGGCGGCCGCAGCAGACGCCGACTTACAGGCATGATGCGGCCACCAATATGAACATTATGAACGATCCTGGGGCGCCCGCAGCTGCGGCGCCAGCCGCGGCACCCGCGACGCCGAGCTTGGCGGCGGCTGTAGCGCCGATGCCGGACCAGGGAGCCCCGCCGCCCCAAGTTGCGCCGACCGGCCAGACGGTCCCGGGCCATTGGGTGCCGCCTACGTCGACGCCTGCGCAGATGGTGGATAAGCTCGCGACAACGGTTGATAACTCACCAGGGGGCATGCCCCCTGCCGGAACGCCGCCGACCGGCTCCAACGGCACTCAGGTCCCCGATCCGAAAGGAACCCTTGGCGGTGTGCTTGCGCCCGGCAGCGTGAACGCGCGCGGCAGCGACACGCCTGCGGGAACGATCCATGCCCCGCCTGCCGCGCAGGATGGCTCGCGGTCGCCGCTCGGGCTCGACATGGCGAAGCTGACGGCGATGCAGATCGCGGCGCACATCCCTGCCGATCAGATCTATGCGCAGAACAAAGCGGTTATCCTTCAAGCTGTCGCGACCGGCCGTATTCCGCAATCGGTGGCGGATGAGTATTTAGCCCACATGGGGGAAGCCTCATCCCATAACCAGGCGCTCGCCAACCAAAGCGCGCAGGCCGTCGCCAATATCGACGTCGCGGGCAGGCAAGGCGTCGCCACCACCGAAGTCGCAGGCAGACAAGCCGTCGCCGACACGACAGCGAAAAGCGCGCTCGATGTCAGCCGAGCGAGCGCGGATAACGCATACGACAAGATCGTGCTGGCGGACGGGACCTTGGTCGACCATCGCCGCGGCGATCCGATGCCGCAAGGCGCACGCGCCTACGATGCGGGCGTCGCGCAGATCCAGCAGACGCAAGGCGGCGCCCGCGCAACTTACATGGATTACAACAACCCGGGAGTGCCGATCAACACCGATGCCGACACGGCCAAAGCCAAGAATTACATCGAGATGCCCAAGACGACGGAACAATGGACCGCGGCGATGCAGGCGGCGATCGGCGCCGAGACGAACGAGGCGCGGCGGAAGGATCTGATCGAGCGGTATACCGCCGTCGCGTCCGTGCCGAAGCCGATCGACCAGGACGCCTATCACAAGCAGCAGCAGAACGATTACATCACCGATCAGCGGCTCTTTCCGAGACCAGACCCGGGCAAAGCACCGACCGGCCTCACCAACCCGATCGCGTTCAAGCCGGATGCGCAGAAGGCGATCGACGATCTCGTCGAGGAGTTGCAGTCCAAGAGCCTCACCTACCGCAACAATCCAGGACGGGCGCACGAGGTCGCGGTCCAGATGTTGCAGGACAAGGGCCTGGTGCCAAGCGTCGACCAGGTCAACGAGATGCGCGGGAATTGGGGCCCCAAGGTCACGGGCGCTTTGTTCGGCAACCCCAAGCTGAGCCCTTTCCAGCCGGTCGGCGGCAAGTCCGAGGAGCATTTGATGATCGGCCTGATCAAGCCCGGCGCTTCCGGGACCGGCGCCACGCCGACATCGCAAACGACGCCAGCGCAAACGACGACGCCAGCGCAAACGACGACGCCAGCGCAGACGGCAACGCCAGCGCAGACGGCAACGCCAGCGCAGACGGTGCAGCCGTCGCCGTTTGGGGAGGGCACTCTAGGGGGCCTTATCACATCCGGGCTGGGAGCGCAGTCTTCATACAGCGGCCCCGGCGGCTCACGCTTCGGCGCCCCTACGCCGCTTGGTCCCGCCCCGCCAGGCGCGGTCGAAGGCAGCACTTCACCGAACCCGAGGGGCGGCACGTTTGTCGTTCATAACGGTCAAGTCTTCGCGGGGCCGTGATGGCTTCCGTCGCCGACATGGCTGCCGTCGTCAAGCGCTTCGAGAGCGGCGGTGATTACGGCGCGCAGAATGCGCATAGCTCGGCGTCGGGGGCGTATCAGTTCATCACGCCGACCTGGCGGCAGTACGCCTCGCAAATCGGCGTGGATACAGGCCAATATCCGACGGCGGCATCGGCGCCGCCCGAGGTCCAGGACCAGGTCTTCGCCCAAGCCGTCTCGAAGCGCGGGCTCGGTGACTGGACTTGTCCCGGCTGCAATCCAAGGTTGTCGGCGTATCTTTCGGGCAACCAAGGGCAGCAGACTGGTCCGGGACCAGCGCTATCGGGAGCGACCCAAGACGCGCCGGTCTCCATTCCGCAGCCGCCCGCTGCAACTCCGGCCGCCCCTGCCGCGCCAGGCGTGGATCCGCGCGTCTTCGCCGCGATGCGCGAGAGCGCGTGGAGCCCGCCTGGCATGGGCGCCTTGTCTCAGGCCATTCCTGAGCCTGGGCCCGCCACGCCCATGCGCGTGCCGCTGATGCCGGGGGCGCAGCTCATGCTGGCCCGGCGGCTCGGGGGTTGAGGCCATGCCCGATACGCTGGCGCCAATCGATTTCAGCAAGTTAAAATGGACGCCGCCCCCACCGCCGACGCCGGTGCCGCCGCCAGCCCCGGAAGCCGTGCCAGCTCAGGCTACACCAGCGCCAGATCCGACGGCTGCGGCGCCGCCTGATTTCAGTAAAATGACCTGGACGCCGCCCGCGGCCCCGGTCGCGGCGGCGCCAGCTGCAGCACCCGCCGCGCCGCCTGATTTCAGCACCATGACCTGGACCCCGCCAGACCAGAGTGCTGCCCCGGTTGCTGCGCCTGCAGCTGCGCCCGCGCCGGAAGCCGCGGCCGCGCCAAGCGAGGACCAGACTGCGCCCGCGCGAGAGACCGGCTTCTTCAGCGGCATTGGCTCGGGCTTCACCGGAAGCGTTCGAGAGACCAAGGACATCGCGACCGGGAATATCTTTACGCCGCCAGATCCAGGCGCGCAGCCGGAGCCCGAGCAGAGCTTTATGCACCAGCTCGGCCAAGGCGTCGGCGGCTCGGGCCCGATGCTGGCGGCGGGCTTAGGCGGCGCGGGCGCGGGCTTTGCGGTGGGTGGGCCCATCGGTGCCGCCATAGGCGGTGCCGGTGGCATGGGCTTGACGTCCCTGGCCTACGATCTGAAGCCCGCCTTCCTGCAGGCGAGCGCTCAAGGCTTGAGCCACGACGACGCCGTCGCTTACGCCTGGAAGCACGCCGCAGCCACCAGCGCGATCGTCGCGGCCACGGCGCCCCTGTTCGAGGCCGCGCCCTGGATCGGCATTCCTCTGAAGAACATCGTCAGCAAAATGCTCTTTCAGGCGGGCGCGCAGACCGTATCCGGCGCGGCCACGCAGGCAGGCGTCCCCGCGGTGCTCGGTGAGCAGCAGCCATCGCTGGGCCAGTTCGTCGAGCAAGCGGCGCAGAACGCCATCACCGGCGCTGGCTTTGCCGGGGTGCATGGCGCTCTCAAGCGCGAGCCCGCGCCTTTTGCCCCGAAGCCCGAGTTCCAGTCATCCGCCGACGCGGAACGAGAAGCAGCGATCAAGGCGCCCGGCGCCAGCGGCATACCCGTGACAGGCGGCATACCCGCGACCGGAGCGCTGACCGAGCGGCTGCCGCTTCCGGGCTCCCCGCAAGGCATGGACGTCAACAACCCGCAGCCGAGCCAGTTCGGCCGTCCACCGCTCCCGCAAGAGCGGGTTATGCCCGGGACTGCGGCACCGCCGATCGAAGCGCCTCAAGCGGCTGCACCGCCAGCGCCTCGACCTGAGACGATGCCAGTGCCCAGCGCGACTGCCGTTCCTGGCGCTGCTGTGCCGCAGCCGGATCATCCGGAGCCTCGTCCAGCCAGCGCCGAAGGTGCCCCGCCAGCCGGTGCAGGAGAAGCTGCGCCCGTGACACCTGCGCCAGTGACGGCCGAGCCCAGCGCGGTCCTCCGGCCGTCGGAAACGTCTCCGGGTAGAGAGCCTGCCGGAGCGACACCAGCACCGCCGCCAGAGCCCCAAGCACCGGGGCGTCCCATGCCGACAGGGGAGCTTCCGCCAACGCCCCCAGCAGGCGTTCCGCGTGAAACAGCAGCGGTCCCAGGGGCTGAACCTCGCGCACCATCGACACCTCCATCCGAAGGGGCTAGAACGCCCGCCGATGACCTCACTCGTACCGCTCCCGGACGACCCGGTCCAGAGGCTGCGCCAGGCGCGGCGCCTGCTGAAGGAGTTCAGCGGCCGGAACTCGGACGCGGTGTCGGCAGCGGAGATCAGGGAGCTGGCGCGCGCGGAGATCAAGGAACTCCTGGCGCAACGCCAAGCGAAAGGGCTGGCGCCCGCGTAGGGGCTACCGAAGGTCCCGCTGTCCAAGGCCCCGCGATCCGCTCCGAGGCGCTGAAGATCGAGGCCGATCACGAAGTCCCCGGGCAATACGTTGCCAAGAATGAGCAAGGGCATGT